ACTTACCCATTTCTGAAGCATTGTTTTCATCTCCAGTAATTACCTTATAAATTGGATCAATAATAATGGCATCGAAGTCTTGATTTGCTACTTTTCTGATCAATTTTGGAACTAACTTATCAAGTGGCATTGCACGACCTCTAAGGTTCCAGATAACTACGTCATGACTGTATTTGGGTTTTATCTTCATAGCCTTATATATTACTGCGAATCGATTAATCGCACTTGGTTCATCAATTTCCAAATTCACATACAATACCTTTGATTTTTTACATTGGAATCCAAGCCATTTGATTCCTTCAGCAAGAGCGATTGCGAGTTCCATCAATAAAAAACTCTTACCTGCTTTGGATGAACCAGATATAAGCATTTTATGTCCAACACGTACGACTCCTTCTATAAGTTCATCAGGTAACTTAGGTTGATTTGCAAGTGCTTCATCTAAGTATCTTAGACTAGGCATTTCATCATTAACACCTTCAGCAAAATCCATCCATTCGTTCCAGTTGCGTCTACCTATATTTGTATCTACTAATGTTTGAATTACACCGTTTCTAGTAACTCCTGGTAGTCTTGAAAGCCTAGATGGATTCCGATTCGCAGTGTCTACTTTGAAGTCATGTTTAGCTAAGAAGCCATACAAGTACTCCACTCTTTTTCGATATTCTTGATAATTAGGTGCATCCACTTTAACGATTGCATGTAAGCTCTTTGAACCACTATGAACCAAACAAGCAATCGGTAACTCGAGTCTTCTGTATAATGCATCTTGGTCCGGTATAGGCATGTCATCTGATTCAATTAATGCATAGGTAAATCTAATGATGTTTTCATTCTTAACACCTGTTCCATTAACCGGATTAAACCTTATCCAAGCACCACATTCATCTTTCCAATCACCAATTACTGCACCAATGTCATCAGGATACTTTTTGAGTTCATCGATCAGTTCTTTCGCAGTTCGATCGTAGTACCCTTTACCTGGCTTCCAGATACCTTCCTTGTCCTGCCATACATCACTAGTAACATAGGCAACTTTCTCATCATCTTTGAATAATGTTTCAAGATATTTGATAAGTTGTTCAGAAGGTTTGAGGTCTGTTGTTGGGTCGTAAATCAGTCCATCACCATCGTATTCAATCGTGTCGTCCCAATCCATTACTCCTCCGAATGGTTCCCATCCTGTATCTTTTGCCATCTTGATAATTGTTCCACCTGATATGGGAAGAGAGGAACCTTTGAAAGTTCCCCATTTCCTATCGCATTCACCGTCTTTATAACGGCTATCATTCTTGCTCCAGTCATCCCATACTGAACAGTCATATCCTTCGGCTTTGAGAGCCATACCTATTTGAATCCATTCTTCATATGTTGTATTTGATGCGTCTATTTGTTTTAAAGCTTCTAATATACTGTCCATTTACGTCCTCCTACGGTCTATATGTTGCAGCATTGACAGTTCTTGGTAACATCCAATGATTATCTGCAATTCGAGTTATCATTTTACTTGCTGCTTCAAATGCCCACATACCGACATGTAAGAATCCGTATCGTTCTAAGAAGCGTATTTGTTTCGGTGTTGCTAAACCTTCGATTTGTCTATTTTTCAGCTTTTCAATAAGCATACTTGCCATACCACAACTTGTAACTGCATCAGGGTATATTCCATGTTTTTCTAAGTAGTTAAGTTGTCTTTCAGTCGCAGGTCCCATTTCCCATACAAAGGTAGGTTCATAGCTAGCCAAGTCTTCAGCTGCAATTGAGAAGGCATATTGGATTGGATCCACAAGTTTTGATTTTCTTTTACGCATGGCTGCAAGTTCTCGTGCTAATGCATCTTCACGTTCTTGAATGGCATCACGTTCTGCTTCTACTTCAGCTTCCAGTAAATCTATACCACTTTCTTGATCTATCATTTTTTGATCGATTCGTTTCGCTAATTCTTCATCTTTTGAAACAAGTGCTGAAGGTCTACATAAATCATGGCGTTCTGTCATCCATAAGAAATCAAGTAACAACAATTCTTTCTTTCCAGGATGTAATCTCATACCACGTCCGACCATTTGTTGATATAAACTTCTAACTTTAGTTGGTCTTAATACAACAATGGTATCCACCGAAGGACAATCCCAACCTTCTGTCAAAAGCATTGAATTACATAACACATCATATTCTCCAGATTCAAAGTCAGCTAAGATTTCATCTCTGTCTGGACTATTCCCATTCACTTCAGCTGCTCTTATTCCATGTAAGTTAAGTAGTTCGCAAAACTTCTGAGAAGTCTTAACTAATGGTAAGAAAACAACTGTCTTTCTACCTTTACAGTAATTGAGCATTTCAAGTGCGATTTGATTAAGATAAGGTTCTAATGCTGAGCCAACTTCTCCCACAGCATAGTCTCCATTGGATACACCAACACTATGGATATCTAACTCAAGCGGAATCATCTGTGCTCTTACTGGTGCTAGGTATCCTTCTTTAATTGCTTGATGTAGAGAATATTCATAGGCTTTTGAGTCAAAGTATTTTCCTAGATTCTTTTGATCAGAACGGTCTGGTGTAGCAGTCACTCCTAGTACATTTGCACCTTCAAAATGTGTAAGTATTCGTTGGTAGGTATTACTCATCGAATGGTGTGCTTCATCAACTACGATTGTCTTGAAGTAATCCTTAGCGAAACTAGTAAGTCTTTTATGCTGTGATAACGTTTGAACGGATGCTACTGTTACTTGTTCTGATGAGCCAATGGCAGAGGACTCAGCTTTTTCTAAAGCCGAATCCAATCCACTGGTTTCTAATAATTTCTCTGAAGCTTGATCGAGCAATTCTCCACGATGAGCAAGGATAAGTGCTTTACTTCCATCTTTCGTTTCTTCTTCCACTACTTTTGAGAATACGATTGTTTTCCCTGTACCAGTAGGAAGTACTAATAACGTTTTTTGATGTCCCTGAATCCATTCATTTCTAATTGCCTCAACTGCTTCATTCTGATAAGGTCTTAGTTCCATAACCGTTTTCTCCTAGAAAGGAAGATCGTCAGGAATGAAGAACTCTTCGTTGTAGTCGATAAATCGATCGATGTCATTTGTTGTTTTTTCATCACCATATGAATTGATGTACTTACGAGGTTTGAAATGTGCACGACCTTTGGAACCAACAACTTTATTCCAATCCATCGTTAATTTCTCACCATGTTTTTTCTGTCCGATACATCTAAAGAATGATGAAATACGCCATTCAATTGTGCGATATAACAACAGATCAAACTTCACTACGGCACGTCCTTCTTCTGATTCGACTTGAACGGTGATTGTTGCTTTGTTACATGCAGGAATCTTTGCTCCACCAGGAAATCTACCTCGCTCAAAATGAGTAACTGTAAAGTTGTAATCACCTTCTGGTAATATGACTAACTCCTGTCCGTCTTCTTCGATGGAATCATTCCAATCCATCAACATGTTTTTATTTTCTTCCATGATTATTGTTCTCCTTTTTCATTTTTAATAGTTTCTACAATCTTCTTCCAATTCGATATAATCCAACGTGCAATGAAATCGTCTGAATAATCACTGATTGGAGTTTCTAATTCATAGTGACCTTTTGCGGCTACTACTTTTTGTAACTGTTCTTCTGTAATATTGTCTTCTTCTAGTTTCTTTTTAAGCTGTTCTACAAATGCTAAGGTTGTTACATCTTTTGAGTCGTAGTCCATCACTTGTTCAGCTGGCACATCATAGGTTTCAAATAGGTGTGCGATTGCTTTGAAATCAAGTTCTAGTTCTTCTGGTAAATCGAACCTGTTCTTTGCATCGTAAGTTGGATTGTGCGTGGTATATAGAACACGTTTTCCACCTTGTGCTTTTTTCTTATTGGTATCGGTTGTAACGACATAGATCTTGTAATTGACAAAGAATAATGCGTCACTCCATTCCTTAATAAGCGGTGCAACTTGTCTTGAAAGTTTCATCTCGTATCGATCGAATGATCCTTGTTCTTCCGGTAGTTCAAATTTACGTGGTTTAGCGTGTGCAGTAATCACGACATTGATACCTACTTCAATTAACTGGTCAAGCAGTGATAGCAGTCTTGCATACTCATCAACTAAGTAAACGTAACCTTTCCCATATCCAAAATCCTCTATATTGTTTTTACGATACTTTTCACATACAGCATTGGTACATAACGTTTCAGACCAGTCAGCTGTATCAAGTACGACTGTCTTACAAATATGTGGATTCGCATGGATCTCTTTTACAATTGCAATCAGTTCATTCCATGATTTGTTACATTTGATTCTTCTTACATCTAAATTGCTTGTACCGCCCTCTGTATCAATGAATAATGGATCTGGGAATTGACTAGCAAATGTAGACTTTCCGATTCCTTCTGGTCCATAGATAACTATTTTCTTTGGACGTTGTTCTTTTCCTTCGATAATATTCAACATTTTATTTTTCTCCTTTTTCAATTGTTGTTACCTCTTCGCGAGGATCTGTTTTTGGTACTAGAATCATTGAACCTGTTTGCATTGTGATATATGGTCCAATAATGCTCGTAACTTTGTCTTTACCGATTCGTTTGGTCAGTTCAGTAATGCCTGCGACTTTTTGTGCTGTGTATGGATCAATTCCAAGCTCTTCACATGCCTTAATCAATCCAGGTTCATCCGTAATCTTCCTTGATACTCGAGCGTGAACCAATTTATAATCAGGCCATTTGTATCCACGTTTCGCTTTCTTTAATGCATAAGATTTGATGTCTTCAGCGAACTGGATCATCTCATCGAGTTTTGGTAGTAACGCTTCAATATCACTATCCGTAAGTTGAGTGATAGGTTTGTTGGAATTATTGAATGTTTCCATCATGGCATTTGCTCTAACTGCACACGTTTCTCTACCGGAACAATATCTACAATGTTTACCTGGATTTCCATGTGGCGTCTCTACTCTTGTACTCAATACTGCTGGGATTAATACTTCTGATTCAAACTTCAATAAATCATCAATCGACATTTCGTAATCATTCGTGTTATTGATGACAGGTTGATAAATTGCAAGTCGTATGTGTTTCACTGGGTATAGATCCTTGTATGCCTTGTAAAAGTAAAGAGCATAAATCGCGAGTTGTGTGTTAAACGTTCCAGCTTCATGGTCAAATGCATAAACTGGTGATCGTCCTGTCTTTAAATCGATAACTGTGAGTGTTCCACCATTTACTCCGGAGATAATGCCACAGTCTAGCGTACCTCTTGCATCTTCATCAAAATCCATACCCAGCAATTGTTCGATAACGACAAAGGGTTCTGTTTCAGATCGCTTTTTCTCATATTCAATGGTGTTAATAATGTAATCTGCATATCCATCCGCAATATCCT